CCCGTGTTCATGCAATAAATTCTGTAATTCTTCTCGTACCATCTTTTTAAAGACCTCCGATTTCATAGTTCTCTTCCATTTACGTCTTTGAGAACTTGTTACTGCTCCTAAAGCCCATTCAATAGCTAAATCATAATCTGGCTTTAAAGCAAACATCTGAGCCAAGTTTTTCATCTTATCTTGGCCTGATTGTACTTCTATATAACTTTTCCCAGTAAATGTGACGTTAGTTTTGCGACCCGCGACCACAAGTTTCTTACTAGGATATTTAGGATTATAAAAGGTATAGCCCCAAGGAAAACGCATGTATACGCTAACGCGCCCATCATCTGCCTCATACTCCGTCTTTTTGATGACCTGAGAAACATACTCGTCATCAGAGACGGCATAATCACCTTCTTTGGCTTCTTTCCAATATTTATAATTAATTTTCTCATTATCCGCTTCGTTTTTACGATAAACCCTATAAGAGACCAGCCCCTGGTCCTTATGTCTAATATCTATAGTATACATTAGTATTGAAAGGCGTCTTCTACCCTATTATAAGTATTCATTGTATCATCTACCTCTCCTTGAGGATAATGATGTCTAGATTGTTTTAAAAATTGTTCCTCATCACCCTTCCCGGATACGTTCCAATAATCTTTCCAATATCTTGCTTGTCCTTCTAAATCAGTTGGAATTTCTTCCTCTTCATTAGCTAAACCCATTCTAGTCAAAGTAGCTCCAATTAAAGGATTATGTTCACTCAAGGCTGTGCTAGGAGAATATAATTCTTGACCACTAATAGCAGTTTCTCCTGGCAATAGATTTAGAATATCAAAATTTTCATCTCCTAATTGCTCTCTAAGATATTCATTGGCTACCCTAGCTCTTTCGCCTGCATCTCCACCATGCTCTGCTCTTTCTACGATATCCCTATATTTAATAGGGTCTATTTGAAAAGCGCTATAAGAATGTTCTCCCATAGGGTCTTGACCAACATTACTTTCAGTGGCAGCCACATTTTTCATAAAATTACTTATATTAGCATAATTACCACCTGCTTTACTTGAAAATAACTTATTTACATCTTCAATAGCATTTTCGACTAGAGATTTTTGACTTGGTTGAATATTAGGGTCTTCTGACACACCATTAGGGTCTAAAGGTTGAATATTAGGGTCATAAGATTCATTAGCTAATTGTGTTTGATTTGAATTGTTTTGATTATACAGAGAACTAACATTATTAGCGGGTTGTTCTAGATTATTCATATCTCTAGGAGGAGAACTGCCTTCAGTAACTCCACCGCCTCCAAATCCTAATAAATTGCCTACAGAACCTAATAAACCTAAACCACTCTGTACTGCTGGGGGAAATGTACCGCTATAGTAGTAACTGGAATCTCCAGTCTCTGGATTTAATTTAGTTGAATCGGGTTCTCCTAAATCAGTAAAAACTTTATGAGGAGCATCGCCATAAGCCATTAATATTCCTCAAGATTTTCTGGCATTTCAGGCTCTTCATTCCATCTATCATATAAATTTCTACCACCACGATATATAGGATGATGTTGCATCATTCTTCCTGCACGATATAAGGGATGCATACGACCATATTTCAGAACTGTATCCATTAATCCTGGACGTTCTCCCTCTCCTCCTAGCATTCTAGGGTCGATATCAGTCATTTCTCCACCCTCTAGTTGTCCATAATTAGGATTCGGGATATCCATTTGATTTCCCTCAAGAAACATCCTAGGGTTCAATCCTAATTCGCCTCTTCGTCTATTTTCCTCTTGCATATACTCTTGACCATATAAATCACTATTTGGGTCTACCGTATCTTGCATACTCGGGTCAAAAGAAACAGGGTCACCATAATCATCATATCCTTGTGTTTCTCTTCGGAGTCTACGATTTTCCTTCATATCCTGTATTTTTTGCCTTATACCTGCAAAAGGTTGAAATTTAGCCATTATATCATCTCATCACTTTGGACTCCAGGAAAATCTCCTGAACTCAATTGGTCGTATGTTACTTTAGAGGCAATTCCTGTAGCACCTATTAAACCTAAAGCTTTTAGTATCATCATTAAATTAGCTCTGTCCTTAGGTTTAGCTAACTGACCAGGGACAGTCATAGCAGAATAGCCACGCATTCCTTCTAAAGCTTTCTTTTCAAATTCTTTTCTATAATTATCTCCACGAGTAGGAGGTATTAATCGACTAGGAGTCTTTGCTGCCATCCTTCCTGCTGTTCTTTGGGGTCTAGCTAGTGCTTTACTCATTAATTCCGCTCTACTGGCCGGACCAGCACCAGGAATCCTACCAGCAATAGTTCCTTCAATACCTAATTGCGGGGGTAACCTCTTACCTGTATAAGGCGACCTTGCTATATTACTCTTTCTTAGAGCTTCTGCTTTCTGTCTAGCTTCATAGGATTTTCTAGCAGCTTCAGTAGTTGGTTTAGCTATTCTAGCAGCCTTTCTTTTAGGAAAAGTTTTAGTAGGTTTCAGAGTTCTACCAGCTTTTGGAACAGCCTTTTCCAACCGCATCAATTCTTGCTCACTATATCCAAGGCTCCTCATCATACGTTGAGCCTCGCCCCTACCAAATCTTTTTGCTAATTTTGCAAATAACCTCGCTAATGCAGATACTGCCATATTATACTCCCTTTGAATGCATAGGATTGCCTATGCAGTTTGAACAAATAATTTTTACTTTCTTTTTCTTCTTTTTAGCCATTAAAATTTTCCCATTTTATTATTTTAGAACATAGTTCCCGTTAAATCAGGGTCTTGCATATGTTGCTTCCAATCAGCCTCCATTATCCTTCCTTCTTTTCTCTGACCAAAAGTACTTCGTGGCTGTCTTCTAACTTGTAATGATTTTACGGCTTGCTTTATCTTAGTATCAGGAAATCCAAGCTTCTGAGCCTTTTTAATACCACCCATCATACCATTCTGCTGAATAAGCCTTTGTATGACTCTAGCTATTGCTGATACAGCCATCTAATACCTCTTTTTCGCTTTTTTAGGCTTAGAAACCTTTTTATTTATCTTTTTAGCATATTTCTTTGCAGCAGCCTTGCCTTTGGCTGTATAACTAAACTTCTTTTTACCTACTTTTGGCATTCGGCCTCCATTTTACCACTATAACTTAATATTAAACCAGACACAAATGCAAATAATACTTTTTTTCCTAATAGTACTACAGTAGCTAATATACCTGTCTATTACTATGTAAACACTGTAAAGCTAGTAGTAACTACTATAGTACTACTACGTAGTAAAATACACCAATAAATGGATTTTCCTAGAAAAATTTTCAAAAATTAATAATATCCATCTAATGCACTATGTAAGTCAACAGGATTCTCTTTAGTATTGATTTTTTCTATATACTTCCTTAATTTCTCTAATTTAATAGATACCTCATCTTTATCCATTGATGCTTCGCAGCATGCATCTATATCATCATTTATAAGTACTTTTATAGTATGCAAAGCTTCAGTCGTAGATATACACATTATCCCCTCCTTATCGTATACTTAAATATACAGTAAGAAAAAATTTTAAAAAAATTATTTTAGAATGCGTGCACGTGATATACCATTGACTCCACTGGGCGAAAATCAGGGGGATGGGGGTCAACTCTTGTTGAAACAATTAATTATGTTGCCCCAGCCTCCCACCACCTCAATGTAACACAAACATAGCTACTGTAGGCTAGTATGCATACTATTACTGTGCCTGTGTTTGGCTATGTGCTTGTGTTACATTGAGTTTGCCTATTAGCTATTACTTAGTATTAATACTATTATACTCTGTTTTTACTACACACACATCTGTAACTACAGTCCAACTCTACAAGTGATGTATGTGTTTCTTATGTATAATACTATTAATACTAACTAATACCTATCAAAGATGATTTTCGCCCTCCTCCGTCAATATGCCTCTTCTATCCTTGATAATTAAATAACCAATTAAAAAGGATAAATAAAATGATTAAATTATTAAAGCAAATAGTAGCATCTTTTAATTTAACTGATGTTCAAACCGAGGCTCTAGAGGCTCTAATATTGTTAGAAGATGTAAATGTGTCTCCTACAGCTTCTGATAAAGGTTTGAATATCAGGGGTATTCAGGTATTCAACGAATCTCAGTTAAGTAGCATACCTGAATATGTAGCCTTTGAGAAATCTCTTGAAGGGTCTAATATTAATCTATTAGTAAATCAAGGCAAAGGTTATGATAATCCTATGGTATCTGTAGTCGCTTCTACATCCACAGGACAATCTAAGGAAGATAAGCAAAGCATATTTGCATAATGTCCAATTTAAATCAAAGGGAAAGCTGACGCTTTCCCTTTGATTGTAAATATTCTGTATAATTAATTAGTGGTGCTAACATCACACAGCTATGAGGTAAATAAAATGAAAGAGTACATGATAATAAATCTATTAAGTGGTATTATAACTATAGTTATTGCTAAAAGTGTATTTGATGCAATAAGAAAAGGACAGAATTATTTCAGCGAACCTAACAGGAACAAAATACCTGTTCAAGTGTTAAACTAATGATACCAAAGTGTCCATATCATTGTAAATATCAATTAGTTAAGTGGTTAGTTACGCATAGAGGTTGGAAAGAATCTCATGCTAACAAACTAAGTAAGCCACAATTATATGCTATTTGGTATAAAAGTTAATCTATTAAGAGAGTTACGGCTAAAACCACCATTCGTTAGAACATAAGTCCTGGAAGGCAGTAAGCGTGGTCTCTCTTAATATTATAAAGAAAGAGAGGTATGCAGTGTTAAAAGATAAAGGGTTACTAGCATTATTTTCATGTATATTTATAATATTAGCTATTGGTATGTTATCACATGATATTAGTTATTGGTGGATTGCAGGATTTGTGGCATTATTATTTTATGGTTCATTAATAACTGAATTAGTTGGATTTAATGAAGATAAATGGGATAATTGTATTGATGATGAATCACAATGTTGGCCTAAGGATTGGGAAACTTATAAAGCAGGATATAAAGCTCCTGATGAGTATAATTTACCTAATGAATTAGCAAAACCAAAGGAACATAGACATCCAGATATAACTGTAATTGTTAAAGATAAGAATAACTATTGTAAAGAATGTGGTTATTTAGTATGCGTATGCAAACCAGTAGTAAATTAAAATAGATTAAAGCACGGATTTATTAGAGGATGTTCTGAGCCAGATGTGGCATCTCAATATCAACTCGGTTCGTGCTTTTTTCATAACATAAGAGGTATATAATGACAATAAAAGAAGTTATTAGTGGTGTATTAGCAGTGATATTATTATCAACAATATCATATTTCTCAGTTATTACATTTACTAAAGTAATTAAAGAAGAAGTAGTAGTTATTGAAGAGAGAGAGGTAGAAGTAGAAAAGATAGTAACCAAAGTTGATACCGTTTGGCAGTATAAAGATTATCGCAGTGAAATAGCATTAAATGATTACGAAGTCCTTGTTAGCAAGAATTTCCTATTTCATATGGCAGAAGATAATCCAATTGCCAATCAAATAAGAGATGCATTACCATTTGGTGAAGTATTTAATTGGTGGAGAGACCAATTAGGCCCTTGTGGAGTATTTGAATGGAATGATTCAATGTATGTAACTCTTTATAAAGAAGAATCCGTGGGTACTTGCGAACATATAGCTGAATAAGCTAATTTACCAGCCGGTAGATATTTCCTCCTATACCATTCGTATCCACACATACGATATCTATCGGCAAACGGGCACGACAGGTTTCGACCTAGGTAAGGTGAGTCCCACCTTGACGGTATCTGAGTTCAATTCTCAGCGTGTCCACAAATTTAAACTATGTACCTCATAGTTATAGCTAATGTTCAAATGACTAAGACACTTGCATTAGCTATGGGAGACCAAGGATTAAGAGACCCTATGGTTATAAAGATATTGACAGGCGAGAAGAGCCCATGAGACCGAAAGGGGAATGGTATGCTATCTAACGAGGGTCAAGCCTCCCAAAATTTTAAAAGGAGAAAATAATGATATTCAAGGAAATAGTACATAATTATAAACAAGCAGACCATGAAGAAATTCCTAAAGAAGAATTATGGGAAGATGGTGAATTAAATGCAGCAGAAGTGCAGCATAAAATCATATTTCATACAATGCAAGAAGGTGATTGGATTCTTATAAGAAGAATTAAACAGTAATTTAATGTAAATAGATAATAATAAGCAAAGGAGTAATTATGACAACACCAAATGTAATAACAATAGAAAGAAACATACCTATACCTGAATTGCTACGAAGGAATAGAGCAGAAAAATATAGTTTTATGAATAATTTAGAAGTGAGTGATAGTTTTTATATAAATGGAAATACTCCAGATTATAGTCCTGTTAGTGTTAGAGCCTATGTTTATGGTTTAAATGCTAAGACAGACCGCACATATACTATTCGTACAGTAGAAGGAAATTCTAATACTCCTGTTGCAATAAGAGTATGGAGAACAGCGTAAATGTAAACAGATAACGATAAATAATAAAGGAGAGATGTACATATGGCATCACCTAGCAATACAACAACACAAAGACAACTTAAGATATTTTCCAATGGCGCATGGACGACTAAAACTATAGTAGCCAATACTATTGGAGAGTTAAGAGTTGAACTAGAAATACCTAATGATACAACTATTAACATTAGTGATTCATTATTCAATGATAATACAGCAGCTATGCCTGAAAATGAAACTAATGAAGATGGTACTGTAAAACCATTGTTTGTAGCTTGGCAGTCTAATAATAAGACTGGAGGCAAGAAACAATAGTAGGTACATAAATAGATAATTATAGAGAGTCAATAACTAGTCCTGTAGATAAGCCTGTAACGTTGCAAAAACAGGTTATGGAAATGTTCAGTCCATATTAAATATCCTGAGAGGAATATGTTATATTAAACAGGTAGAGCTGATGGCTCTCTATAAATTAAGGAGATTAAGATGAATAATTTTGAAAGATATAGTCAACCAACATTTGAAATATTAGAAGAACCAATGCAAGAGGTACTAGCAGTATTATACAATACTTATCAACATGCTAATGCATTTAGTAGTAATCATGATAATTATGGAGTAAAACATTTAATTGGTTTGGAAAATATATTTAATGTTATAGATAAAGAACAGTTTATGACTGATACTACATTACAGCCTGTAATTGATTTTAATGATAAATTAGAACATTTTCAGGCTAGATTTATATGGCCAGACCTTATAAAATCCATTTCTAATATTAAAGAAGATTACAAACCTGATGTAACTGATAAATTCAATTGGAAAAGAGGAATTTATGATTACATGAGAGGGACAACTGATTGGTATGAAAAGAGGCAGATGCGAAATAGTGGGATAGAGACTTTCTTCAATAGAGTTGATAGCAATAGATGGTCATACAATAATTTTAAAGAAAAGATGATGGAATTAGATAGAGCAAGGCTTAAAGCTAGAGTAACTAGTTCTAGAGATATTGATATGGAAACTCTTGAACTTACATATGATACAGTTATTGAACAGATTATATCTCAAACTAATGCTGCTAATGAAATGTCAGATAAGTTTAAAATATATAATTATATGAGTAGATATCATAATGATTTTGAAAATATGGATGTAGGTAAACATTTAACAATAAAATTAACAACCATTGTTGTTTGCGAATCCAAAACTATGGATATTGTATTAACAAATGGAACTAAAGTTGGAGAAATGTTATTACCTAAAACGTATTTAATTTTTGACAGATTATTGTATAAAACATTATTAAATAATAATCAGGTTCTTATTAGTGATGGTGCATCTAGTCCAGGTGGAAGACATCCATACATTGCTTCTCAAGGAGCAGGATTTTATGATAGAACTAGTACTCGTTCTTCTAATAACAGTTATAGTGTTACAGGAGTAGCTTGGCACAGTTTATGTTTATCTTCTTTTCATGATGATGTGCATAAATCTTTAGCTAATAATGATTATATGTCCATGTTAATGGCTTTAAGTGGTTGGAATTCTATTTATAATATAGAACAAACAACTCCTCATAATAATCCTAAGGATATATTTTATCAAACTGGTTTTCATTTTGGTAATAATACTGAAAAGGAAATAGAATCATTACAAAGATGGGTAGCATTTAGTGAGAGAAATTGTTTTAAACAACAATTAGAAGATTTCTCAAGGGTAGAAAATAATTCTAATTATAGAGAATTTAACAATTCAATGGATAGAAATATAAGAATAGTTAACTATGGAATAGATATTATTTCAACTTGTGAAACTAAACAATGCCCATTTATGGACAGATGTATTGGATATATCAGAGTAAAGAAATATTTAACTAATGAAGATTTCATGTGTATGATGGAATCTCTTGTTGGTTATATTCGAAGTGAAGATTATCAAAATAAAAGTCCATATACGGGTGATGATAAAAGTAGAGCTTTTGCATTAATAATGTACAGAATATTGAATGGATATATATTTAATTCAGAAACAAATGAATTAGATAATACTGGACTTATTGACAATATGTACTATTATTTAGTAGAGTATAACTATTGGGGTGATTCTGTTGAAGAAGAAAAACCTAAAGAGGCAGAATTATCAATGCCTGATAAAATAGTATCTTGGTCAGTAAGTCATAATAACGAAAGGAGGTCTGCTGATGGCAGATGAACAAAAAAGGAACTTTATTATAAGTGAAAAAGCATGGAATATAATGCAACAATACGCTAGAATAGCTTATGAAAAAGACAAAAATGAAGTATCTGGTATCGCTTGTGTTAAAAGAGTAAAACATCCTGTATCTAATAAAGAAGTTTGGGAGATATTCGAACCTGTTATACTTAAACAAGAGAATACAGGAGTAACTACTGAGTTAGATGGTGATGCTTTAAGAGATTATTATGTTAAATCTGCCTCTAAACACGGTGATGTTAGATATTGTTGGTGGCATTCACATCATACAATGGGAGCTTTTTGGAGTGGAACTGATTTAAATGAAATTAAAGCATGGAAGAATGATTCTTGGTCTTTAGCTTTAGTTATTAATTTATATCAGGAATATTTGCTTAATGTTTCTACTTGGGAACCTATTGAATATTCAGAAGATGTTCCTTTAGAAATTATAAGAAATATCTCAGTTCCTACTAAAAAACAGTTAAAAGAGTATGATGAATTATGTACTAAACCTGCACCTATAGTTACTAAACATAACTGGCAGAATTACAATGCTTATAATCAAGTAGATATTTGGAATAAGAGCTTTAAACAAGAACCTCTTGATATCCCAATTCCTTTACAATGGACGGATAATACCAAATTACTATCACATAAAGAGCTAGTAGAACAAGTAATATCAGAACTTGAAAGTATTTTTAGTGATTGCACAGATGGAACTCAAACATATGAACAATATGTTAGTTCAATTAATGCAATAAATCTGGCATTAACTAAAAGAGATGCTAGATTTAAAATCATTAAAATTAATAAAGGTAAATTACTTGATGCTGCTATGACAACAATTCCAGCAGAACATCTTGATTTTAAAGATAATGATACTAAGCAAGTCTATAATGATGCAGTAACTATTATTAATACTGATGATATAATAGGAGGTCATTATTATGGCTATTAATATGCGTAGTGAAGGGATTGTTAATAATCTTCATAACTATACATATCATATATTGGGTTGCGGGGCTATTGGTAGTTCCGCAGCTACCCAATTAATAAGAGCAGGAGCTACAAAATTCGTATTATATGATATGGATATAGTAGCAACTGAAAATATTGGAGTATCTCAATATATTGATGAAAATATAGGTATGAAGAAAGTAGAAGCCTTAAATGAACAATTACTATCAATTAATTGTATTAATGTAGAAATCATGATGGTACCTGAATATTTTAGTATGTTCAGATATCAAGATAATAATGATATAGTTATATTAGGATTTGATAGTATGAAATCTAGGAAAGAAGCTGTAGAAGAAATATGTAGCAATAAGGCAACAAAACCTTATCTATTAATAGATGGAAGGATGGGTGGCGAATATTATCAGCAATATTTATTTACTAATGTAACTTTAAATAATTACATGAAAACATGGTATTCAGATAAAGATGGCGACCCAGAACCTTGCAACATCAAAGCATCTACATATTGCTCTAATATGGCTGGTTCTTTCATTGTAAATGCCATTAGAAAAATCATCACTGATAGCCCCTATGAAACGCTATTGACATTTGATTTCCCTACAATGACATTGCAAAAAAAGACTTGCTTTCCTGCCTGACAATTAGTAAATTGATAGCTCCTTGATATCCTTTATTAAGGAGTTATCGTTATCAAAATAAGGAATAAATCACATGGTACTGAAGAAAGAAAAGCGTAAAGCTGTCTCTATTAATCCTGGTACTCTTTTATTGTATGGTGCACCTAAAGTAGGTAAAACTACTATGTTATCTGGCCTTAATGATTGTTTAATCATTGATACAGAAAAGGGTGCTCGTATGCTAGAAGGTTATATCCATGAAGTAAATAGTAGAGATGAGCTTATAGAGCTTCTCTTGGAAATAAGAGATAGCAAAGATGTGAAGTATAAATATATAGCTATAGATACTATAGATAAAGTAGCTGAATGGGCTGAAAGAAGAGTTTGCGAAGAAGAAGGAGTAAAGGCTGTTGCAGATTTAGCTTTTGGTAAAGGATATGGAATGGTTAGAGATAAAGTTACTAAAACTATTTCACATTTTAAAGAAGTAGCTGAAAATCTTATTATTATAGGACATAGAAAAGTAGCTTATGCTGTTACAGATGGCAATCCAATAGTTATACCTGAGTCAATCGATTTGACAGGTAAATTAAAGAATGTTGTTATGGCAGGAAGCGATGCAATTGGTTATGTATATCGTAATGAGAAAGAAGAACTTATGGTTTCATTTAAAGCAAATGAAGCTATTGAGGCAGGAAGTAGATGTCCGCATCTAAAAGGAAAGAATGTTAAATTTCAATGGAAGAATATATATAAGGAGAAAAAGTAATGGCTATATTTAAACCTACGGGTACAAGGCAATCACCAACAAGTTTTTTAGGAACTATAGAGGTTGGAATAATTAATTTTACAGATAGAAGCAATGAATTCGATTGGGCTGATTTGTTTTTAGAGGTAGAATTATCTGTTAAAAATAGTGAATATTCTAATAAAATGTCTGTATTAGGTGAATTTGAAAAGGATACAGATGGTAAGATTAAAGGTGGCTCAGTATTAAATAAATTATATAGACTATTTGATACAATAGGTTGTACTGCAGGATTAACAATTGATGGTAAATGGGAAGATGCTGAAGGTAAAGCAATTGATAGTATAGAAAAATATTTAAATGAAAGTTTTTGTACTAAAACAGAACAGTATACAGCATATTCTTATAAAAAGAAACCTAAACCAGGAAAGAAAGTTTATACTGAAGTTTATCCTAGATTATATGCATTAACAGCTGAAGGTAAGGCTCAATGTGAAAAGGATGTAGCTTGGTTGAAATCAAAAGGACATATTAAAGAAGCGGATGCAAGTGATATGCCTCAAAAGAATGATTCTCAATTAGCTGACAACGCTTTAAGTAATCTATGAAGTATATAGAGATAGCAGTTGATTCTCCTAGAAATAGGGGAGTATTGGTATTAAAATCTGACTTGCATAAGTACATCCCTGTGGATGGAAAGGCTTTATACCGCTCTGTTTATCTTTATGATGAGGATGCAAAGCAATTTGTAGACTCAAAGGGCAGTCTAAAAGGCTATCATGGAGAACGTGAAATTGACAATGTTTTAATTGATATTGACAAAAAAGATAACTCCGATGAATATACTCTGAGTAAATTGAGAGAAATCTTAATGCACTTAAAGGTACTCGAAGTCCTTGAAGAAAGCATTCAATGTTACTTCAGTGGAACAGGATATCATATAGTCATAACTAATAAAGTATTCAACTTTCAACCTTCTGATAGCCTGCCCTATCAAGTAAAGCAAACAATGTCTAATCTTTTTGAAAACATTGATACTAGTATTTATATGCGCAGTGGTATATATAGAGTTCCTCATACAAAAAATCAAAAAACAGGACTCTATAAAATACCTATTACAATGATAGAAGCATATCATAGTACAGTAAAAGAAATACACAAATTAGCATCTGACCCTCGTTTTGAATATCCATATGATTTATTAGATGGAAATTGTGAATTAGAAAGCCATATATGCTTAGATAAGCCTAAAATAGCTGAATTCGGCAATGTTATGGAACCAACGAAGGTAGTACCTTGTGTACAAACAATGTTGAGAAATGGGCCAACAGAGGGCTCTAGACACAATACGATACTTAGGATAGCTAGTCATTTTAAAAGACATGGCATTCCAAGTGAGTATGCAAAAGTAGCATTATTGCATTGGAACAATAACACATTAAATGAAAATAGTATGATAGAAAAGACAGAATCTGTTTATAATGGTAATTATAATTATGGCTGTCAAGACGTACTAATGAAAAAGTATTGTCAAACCAAATGTATCTACTTTAAAAATAAAGATTATCATGTACAAGTAAAGAATTCTGATGAATTACAAGCAGACTTTGAAGAAAGATTAGAAACAAATTTTGCAGGAAGAACTATTCCTTTAGCAAAAATGTTTGGATTATATGAATTAGATACTCAAATCTATCCGGGAGAGTTAGTAACTATATTTGGGCCCACAGGCTCTAATAAAACTACATTAGCTCAAAATTTAGCTTTGGGTGTTGATTTTTATAATGATTGTATCAATACAAGATGGCAGATACCTACTCTATTTCTTTCTTTAGAACTATCGGCTTGGTATATGCATAGACGACATTTACAAATTGTGTCAGGATTAACGAAACAAGAGGTCAATAAAGATTATAAGAATATATATAAACGATATGCTAATCAATTACGACATCTTCAAATACAAACAATATCACCAACATTAAATTCAATTCAAGATAAAATCAAAGAACTAAATCCATCTGTTGTAATAGTTGATTATATTGATTTGGTAGAAACTCCAAGAAATATTAAAGGAGAGTATGAGCAAATTAAATTTGTATCTCATAGTCTATCGAATCTAGCAGTTAATTTAGATGTTATTATAATTCAAATATCACAGGTTAGCCGAGAATATAGTAGAAATGAAGTATTAGATTTATATGCTGGAAAAGGCTCAGGAGCTATTGAAAATGCATCACGAAAAGTGATAGGATTAAATGGCCAAGCAAATAATGATATAAAGCATATACACATGTACAAAAATACTGATGGCGAACTATTTGATGTTGAAGTAGAATGGCGTGAAAACTTTAGATTAAGGAGAATTTAATGAAAGGTAAATTGTTGAGAATTATAGCAATTGATAATATATTTATGCTTGAATTTTTCAGATTATTTAGAATAGGCATAGCTTGGATGGATGATACTACAGGCAAAGCTTCATCACTAATATTTGGAATCTGGAAATTTGAAATTAATATTACTTTAGCAATGAGAAATAAAATAGAATGGCATGAAATAGGAGAAGCATAAGAATGCAAAAAAGAATGCAATTCTGGGAGAATAGATTTCTTCCTAAGCTTAAGAAACACCATGGAAATCGCTTTAAAGGTGTATTCCATAGGCTTATGAAGAAATCTTCAACTCTTCGTACATCATTGAAAAGAAGGAGTAGAGAATATGAAGTATTATTTAATATATCTCTTAAAGAAATTCGTGAGCTTATATACAATTCCTATGGAAGGAAATGTAAATATTGTAACGATATCCTTAAAGTTAATAATATGGTTTGTGACCATAGTATGCCTCTTAGTAATGGCGGCGAATCTGTCAAAGATAATCTACAGATGATATGTGCTAGATGCAATACAAGAAAAGGGCCATTAACTGATAAAGTATATAGAAAATTACTTGCATGGCTAAAAAGACAGAATAAGAACTCAAGAAATTATATACTAAGAAAATTAGCAAAAAACGACGTATTTAAATAAGGAGGTTTTGTGATAAGTAAAATATATAAATATGCAGCAAAATATAAATTAACTGAAATGGGAAAAAGAAAAGGTACTAAAAGACCAAATAAAAGTCAGGCATATAAAGAAGCAGTAGCAATGTCAAGTCTAGGGCCTCGTATAAAAAGAATTGTACGTTATGATAAGAAAAAATCTAATGAGCAGTAGAGAGCTTACACCGTGAGGATAGCCAAGGTTTTAATGGGCAGTTTTCTGTTTCGGGGTTACATGATTATTCCCGTCCTTTTCTGTCCACGTTTCCTAATTGATACTGTTCATAATTTAGGTAATAGTGATGTTGCCTAGTCGAAAAGAGAAATGGGGGACAATAACTGGTCCTATAAGTCCTATGGAATTTAGTTGAGACCTAGGCAAAGGAATATGTGAGTCCCCCAGACTCTAAACTAAGGAGAAGAAATGATTAAAGCAGAAATTAGGTTTAAAAATGCAACTCTTATGAACGCCTTAGAGAATAGTGAGTATAATTCTATAGCAGAATTGTCAAGAGAATCAGAAATATCTGTGCATACTCTTTATTCTATTGCCTCTTTAAATCATACGAATATTAGTATAGAAAATCAAACAAAGTTAGCAGAAATGTTAAATTGTGATGTATATGACTTATTTGAACAATATGAAGAGGTTATTAAACAAAGTAAAGATTATCCAAAGAAATTAACTAAAGATATACCTATTGATTCAATGTTATCTTTATCTTCAAAAGAAGTAATGCAGTTGGAATCAGATTTCAACACAAATGATATCGACAATAAAGAATCATTAGAGAAAGATATGTCACTTTCGTTAAATGAATTAAAGGATAGAGAGAAAGAGGTTTTAGAAATGCATTTTGGTCTTAATGGTAACCACCCTAAAAGCCTAGATGAAATATCTTTAGAATTTGGTTTAACAAGAGAAAGAACTAGACAAATTAAAGAAAAGGCTATTAGAAGAATGAGACATTTTTCAAGGAGTAATAGATTAAAATCATATGTTAGAGGAAAAGATATAGTTCGTTCCGATATGGGACACATTACTGGTGGTAATTATGCATCTAGATATGGACAAGAATTGACAAGAGAGAATAATAAGAAAAAGTAAAGGAGAAAATA